TTGAAAGTGCATTTACTTCTCCTTTTGTTGCAAGGTCGAACCTATGCGACCATGGCGTTTACGGTCTACCCAATTTTCTTTGGCTGTATCCCATCTTAAATTGGATAAGTTGTTGTTTTGCGGATCACCGTCATAGTGGCAAGCTTCCATTCCTTTTGGAGGGGCACCAACAAAAGCTAAAAGAACTAAACGATGCACTTTAACCAGCTTTTGTTTGTCGGTGCCCTTTGATAAACTTACCACTTGATAACCGTAAGAATCGTTTGCTGGTTTAAGAACTTTTGAATTTACAGTTCTTATTCCAGGGCCTCCACACTTTACCTTTCTTGTTACAGATCGAACTTGTCCACAACAGGAGACCTCGTAGAAGCCTTCATAATCTGGAATTGGAAGCCAAGTCATCTAGCTACCACTTTGAGGCTAGTGACTTGAAAGTGCATTGTCGTCTCCTTGCTGGTAGATCATTGGGTCTTCCAACCCGTTAATTTTGAAAGCGGTCTGGCGCATGTAGCAAGGACCGCACTTACCGCAATGGTGCTCGCCCCCGCTATAGCAGCTCCAAGTGAGGTGCAGCGGAACGTTCAGCGCGGAACCCATGCGGACAATTTCGTGCTTCATAAGATTGCCGACGGGCATAAGCACTTCCAAGCGCTTGTTGGCGCCAATTGCAAAGGGTAACATGGCGTTAAACTTTGCAATGAACTCGGGTTCGTTGTCGGGGTAGGCACCAGCTTCTTCCATGTTGTTTCCAAGGATAAGAAACTCAAACCCACCAGCCTCGGCGCGCGCCGTTGCTAAGGCAAGCATTACAAGATTCCGAGCTGGAACCCACTCCACCGCAAACTCGGCCCCAACCTTACCGCTGCTGATCTGTGCTCCCTTACGCACAAGCGGGGAGTCCTCAGGCTTGTAGATTTTCATTTCCTGAAAGTGCAAGGGAATCCCATAGTGGTCTGCGATTGCTTTTACCGCAAGCGTTTCGGGACCCTCAGCTTGGCTGTTGTAATGGAAGTGAAGCAGTTCGACATCGTACCCGTCGGCAATTGCTTTACCCACTGCAACAACGCTATCCATTCCGCCGCTACATACCGCAAGCGCCTTCTTGCTGGTGGGTAGCAGCTCAGCAATCATTTGTCTGCCGTCGGAACTAAAGATCCAATTCGAATATGGTTTAACCTGTCCGGTAAGCGCATCCTCGGGAAAGAAATCCTGAGAGCTTGCAAAGAACGTTCCAACATCGGATTCCATAAACCAGATTGGACGGTAGTTGCACGCAACAAACACAAGCTCGGGGTAGACCGCATTTACGGCCAAGATTGCATAGCTACCCACCAGATCCATGATTGTTTTGTTAAACGCATCAGCAAGCTCAGCGATGCTGGCTTTGTGAGGGGTGTTAAGCGACAAGCGCTCAACAATAGCTGCGCTGTCGATGGTGGTGGTGTGGACACCTGTTCTCAGCTTGGTATCGTTTGCGATAGTGCCGTTGTGGACAATAGTCCAATCTTCAACCGTGTAAGGTTGCTGATCATATTCGCGCTTGTTCTTTACATACTCGGTTGTCGGTTCGGCTCTAAAGTTGCCAATGATAGTGCGACCAACGTCCGCTTCCCCTAGCGGGCACATAATAGGCCCACTCTTGGTGTCGACAGTGCGGTAAGGCTGGACCAGAACTTCCTTGTTCTCCATTAGACCAAAGGTCACCAAGCCGAAACCGTCGCGGCCTCGTAGGTTACTCTTTAGAATAACTCCCGCGAGCAGTTCATGAAAGAAAGCGTTGTGTTCGGGGCAGAGGTTTGGTTGTGAGATAGCTCCAAAGATCGAGCACATTATTGAATCCCCATAAGCTTATGAATTTGAAGTTGCAGCGTGTAACCGTGCTGGATACAAGCTCGGATTGTGGCTTCCAAGTTGGCCTGCACCGCCGCTGGATCATCCTCGTCCATTGGTTGCACATACACCTTTGAGCTTCTATGCGCGCGATAGACCTTTGGGTTGGCAGTGTGCCCAAGCGCAAGGATGGGCAACCCGTCGTCGGGGTCGACGCTCTTAGCGTCAATTACATACTTAAACCCGCAGGCATATTTTTCGATGGTGGGATGCACCTTGCCTGTTTTGGGGCTACAGATGATGTAAGTTCCGCGATGAATACCAGTGGCGCGAACGTAGGTGTGGTCAGAAGCAGGGAGCGTTCCGTTGGTTTCAATTTGCACAACGTAATGATGACGCTCGAGTTCTTTTAGGAGGGGTGATAGGTTTTGGCGGAATGGTTCCCCACCTGTAATGACCACAAGGATCTGCCTGTAACCTGACAGGTGGCGCACCTCTTCGATAACCTGCTGAACCGTGCGCGTTGCACGTCCCTCGGTGTATTGGGTGTCGCAGAAAGGACATTGCAAGTTGCACCCTGCTAACCTCACAAAAACAGCCCGCTCACCTGAGAACGGGCCTTCGCCTTGGATGGTTAAAAAGATGCTGTGAACGTCTAACGTGCTTCCATCGCTAGAGACGGACTTTTCGATTGGTTGATTGTTTTTCATTTTCAATTCCGGAGGTGGCTAGGGTTGCTGGTGTGCAACCCTAGCAGGTTGCGGGGTAGGTAGCTTACGCGGCTTGTGCCGCTGGTGCAACCTCAGCCTTCGGAGCAACAATACGACCAGTCACGCCGTGGAATTTGCGCCAGCGTGCGTATTCGGTTTTGACGTTACCGTCGTTTTGACCGCGAGTGCGGGACAAGTCCAACGCTTCCTGAATGGTGCAGGGGGACTTCTTTTGTGCAGAGATGGCATCGAACACATCCCAAGCCGCCGCGCACTTACCGCCTGGACGCGGACGGGTGATACCGTTCTGCGTTGGTTGCTTAGCTGCTTCCTTAGCAGCAAGCTTCTTGGCAGCGGCTTCGGCTTTTGCAGCTTCAGCGGCTTGCTTAGCTGCGACCTTTGCAGCAGCGGCGTCTGCTTTAACTTTGGCGGCTGCTGCTTTTGCTGCTTCGGCAGTGTTGGTTTCTACTTCACTCATTGTCGTATTCCTTTCATGGGGTTGACAGGGGATTAACCTTTAGCACTTCTTTTCAACTTTATGCAACAGGGCTTGGCACTCGGGCCTTGTGCCACTTTCCCAATTCGTTCGAGCTAGTGTTGCGTTTTACGCCATGCTCGGATTCGAGCACGTTCATAATCTCCTTTCTTAAGGTAAGGACCTTTGGGGTTTCCATGGGAGAACCCGCTGCTGCCCAAAGCTTGTCAGCGGTTTCCCAGACAATAGCAGTGACACCGCTTAAGCGGGGCGCACCAGCCGGGCGCACACTCTGCACGGGTGCAGCAGGCGCATAAGCTGCGAATTCGCGTGTGCGGGCGGATAATAGCTCCGCATCAGTAAGCGCTTTAACCTTGTAAGGTAACGCAAACAAAGTTTCAGAGGGGAACTGTTTTCCAAAGACGTATCGGTATGACACACCACGCTCGGAAAGGCCTTTGGTTTGCACCGCTAAGATTTGAGCATCGAGTTCGCGCTCGTTCACTTGGGGTTGCGGAAGCTTGTCGCATAGAGCAGCTATCACCTGCACCAAGTCCGACCCGCGATAACTGTGGTCAGTGAGGCTATAGTGCAACAGCTCCAACTCGATGGGTGTGTAGCGCGCAAGAAATCCTTCGTGTGTGTTGCTCTCGATACGCACATCATTCACGTGCGCACATTCAAGGTAGACTAAACCCGCAACAACTTGGGCGTTGGTGTGGGCATGGGTGACCCGCATGCTTTGCCGATCAATTGCTATGTGCATTTTCTTTCCATTCTTTGCTCGCTAGACGTTGCAGCAAGCGTTCGGCAAATTGGGTCCGCGAATCCATGTAATGCTTCTTTGCTTGATCCCACATCGCAAGCGCGTTGCGATACTTGTATGGGTTGTTGATGCCGAGGGGATGACCGTCGCGAAGAGCGTGGAACGTGTTAAGCGTTTCTGCTCTCGGCTCGAGTAAACTCCCAACCAACACGTCCACAATTTCTCCGCCAATGGTCATTCACTTGCTCCCCTTGGTGTAGCCGACAAACTTGCGCCAGCGATAGAACTCGATGTTGGTGTTGTTTTCGTTCCAACCGTTGTCGGTTGAAGCTTGGCGCATGTGCGCAGAGGTGGGGGTGATACCTTCGGCGACCAGCTTGTCGCAGACGTCCCATACTGCGGCACACTTGCCACCAGCGCTTGGGCGGGTGATGCCGTTTTGAGTCACGCGCACCTTTTCGATTTTAGTTGCGCGAGGGGTTGCGGGTGCAGCTTTAGGCTGCTTGGGCTTTTCGTCCTTGGACTTAACCGTTGCTGCAATGTTGCTGCGAGCGATTAGGGTGTCGCGCATGTCGGCAACAGTCATTCCGCTATACTTAAGACCAAGCTCGCGAAACGCGCCGCGAAGTGCTTCTTTGCCCATTGTTTCATAGTGTGCCATTTTAGTTTCTCCGTGTGTTAAATTACAAAACGTGTCCAACGAACGTCGAACCCGTTAGCTGCCGCAAGTTTGGTGGCTGCTTTAACCGCTGCAACTTCATTGCGAGCAGTTACATAGAAATCCATAAAGTTGCCATAGCGACCTTGAATTGCTTGCACCATATAAACTTGCATCTTTGTCTCCGTTGGAAGCACCGTTGCTTCCATGGGTGTAACTTACGGACGTTAGATGACAGTGTCAAGGATTATTTTGCAGTTTGGAAATCTTTTTGCATCAACGACTAAAATGGAATGTCATCGTCCGGACCAAAGCTTGGGCCTTCGGGTTGGCGCGCCACGTTTACATGCGGGGTAAAGTCCGCAGGCTCTTCGCTACCGAAAGCAGTGCCATCGTAACACATGCTCATGATCTCGGGGTAGGTGTTTCCGTTGACTTCTTTGTTGACCCAGATCCGCAAGTGGGTTGGCACCTTAAGCTCGTTGACGCGACCAAGAAACTCTTTGGAGGTGTATGGGATCGGCATGTCGCTGGCGCAGTTCTTTGCCCAGAACTCTTTGGCCTTGCGGTATGCGAACCCACCGTGCTCGATGCAGATGTAAGTGTCAAAGCGCTTGCGGTATCCACTGACCGAGTAGGTGACCCGCACCATGTCGGGAGCGCCTGTCTTTTGGTGAATGTCGTAGGTGACGAACAGCACGTTAAAGACCTTGATCTTTACGTTGGTAAGTTGCATCCCCGTATCTTCTGCAATGAGACTTGTGGTGCTTGCATTGGTTTCGATCTTTAAGGAGGGTTTAGGAAACTCATGCGAGCAGTGGGACACGTTCTCGCAGTGCGTTGCTGCCGCATGGTTGTAAGTGTTGCACACGGGACACAACTTCGACGGGGATGTCCTAACCACACTAGGATCGCGCTTGCCTGGCGGCTCAGGTACAACAGGGTCGTTGATGGGTCCAAGGCGTTCCGTGTTGCGTGCAAAGTCCAGCACCAGACAATTCGGTTTGTCGCTGTTTGCAATTGCAGCAAGCCGCCCTTCGATTGTATCCAAGTCGTAGCCGGGCGCATAGTCGGGACGGGTGCCGCGACCAAGTATTTGCACCCATAGCACGGGGGAGCTACTTGGACGCATTATCACCAGCATGTCGATTCCCGAGTCGTCGAACCCTGTTGTCAAAACGTTGTTGTTGACAAGCGCACGGATCTGTCCGCGCTTAAACTCGGCAATGGCTTCGTCGCGACCTTCGCTCTTTGAATGCACACACTTGCAACTGATACCAAGCCCGTTGAGCATTTCGTTGATGCGCTCAGCGTGCTCAATACCCGTTGCAAAGATGAGCCAGCGCTTACGATCGGCGCCGAGTTGTATTGCTTCTTCAAGGGCAGCTAGGGTGAGCTCGTCATCGTTGACCGCGTCCTGCAAATCGCTTTCGATATACTCCCCACCGCTCTTTCGGACACCTTCGGCACTTAGGTAGGTTCGCGGCTGCTTGGGAATTAAGCGCACCAAGTAACCTTCCTTGAACAACCTGTTAAAGTCCCTCAATGTGGTCATGTCGAAACACATATCGGTAAACAGGGGTGGGATAAGCGTCCCGTCCTTTGCAAAGTTTGAGTCGGTTAGCTTACCAGCTCCCAAGCGAAACGGGGTTGCGGTAAGCCCGATCACCTTTAGGTTTGGGTTGATAGCTTTAAGGTCGTTCAGGAACGCCTGATACATGGTGGCGCTATTGGGGCTCACCAAGTGCGCTTCATCTATCAAAACTAAGTCAACGTGACCGAACAGTGCAGCCTTCTTATAGACCGAAGCAATACCTGCAAAGATTGCGGCCTGCTTGTGGTCACGGGAGTTAAGGGACGCGCTATAAATGCCCGCTGGCGCAAAGTTCCAGACCGCGTGCATCTTGTTATAGTTCTGTTGGATAAGTTCCTTAACGTGCGTTAGCACCAGAATCTTCTGGGTAGGGAAGCGCAACAGCACGCTCTTAATGAACAGCGCAATGACCACACTCTTGCCCGTGCCAGGTGGCATTGCTGCAAGCGGGTTGCCTCCCTTTCCCGAACTAAAATAATTCCAAATAGATGCGACCGCTTGGTCTTGGTAGGGGCGTGGCTTCATTGGTCAATGGGGCGGTGCAGCTCGCACCCTTTAAGTTGAGCTTCTTTGTTTAGGATAAGGGAGCGCAAGGTGCAGTTCCAAGTTCCATCCTCGAGGGTAAGCGAGTGAACGCATGTGCGGCAGTTTACCGCTAGGGGTTCACCCATCTGGCACACCGGACGCGCATCGCAGAACCGACACTTCCAATAGCCAGGCGAGTTGTTTATCTTTGGGGGCGGAAACTTCTGGTAGACCAGCTTGGTGCCCAACTCAATTGCCCGCTCGTCTACCTCCGGCTTAAGCTTGACAAGCTCCATGTAGATGTCGTCGGTGTCTTTGTTGACTGCAACATACAAAGCAGCAGGCAGGTTCATGCGCCGCAAGTAGATTTGCATCTGAATATAGTGCTCGGGCTTTGCTTGCTCGACCCCTTTACCTAGGAAGGCGTTCTTAGCAGGGTCCGCAACGTGCGCGCGCCACGTGTCGTTCTTGCCCGCCAGCTTTTGGAAATACTCATTGTTGTGCGTTT